ATATGTAAAATCGTACGACCAGCAAACACTTACATTAACATGGAATAACGGAAGCCAAATTATTATAATGGCTGAAGGTTATGATACCGACAAAGAACTAAATAGGTTTCGTGGGTTGGAAATTAACGGAGCTTTTATTGATGAAGTAAACGAAATTCAAGAAGAAACATTTAACAAGATAATTGAACGTAGTGGCAGCTGGTTTCATTCGCCTGGATGTCCAAGTAAAATTTTGTTAAGCTGCAATCCAACCCAAGGTTGGGTTAAGCAAAGGTTTTATGAAAAGTGGCAGCAAAATGGTTTGCCTGAAAAACAAGCGTACGTACCAGCAAAAATATTCGACAACCCACACATCCCATCCGAATATTTAGAAAGTCTTAAACAGTTACCACGTTATCAGTATGAAGTGTTTGTTGAAGGCAACTGGGATGTATCATTGAAAACAGGCGGCGAATTTTATAAATGCTTCGAGTTGGATAGGCACGTTGCGCCAACGAAATACAATCCGAACTTACCACTTCACATCAGTTGGGATGACAACGTTAATCCCTATTTGCCCTTGGGTATATTCCAAATTGAAAACAAGGAGTTGCGAATGATTGATGAGATTGCAGGTAAAGACCCGAACAATACAGTAGCGAAAGTTTGTGCTGAATTTATACGCCGTTACCCTGCACATTCAGCAGGGTTGTTTGTCTATGGCGATGCCACAGCAAAAAAAGAAGATACCAAAATGGAAAAGGGATTTAATTTTTTCAGATTAATAACCGACTATTTACGCAATTACAAGCCATCGCTTCGGGTACTTAATGCTAATCCTTCAGTTGCGATGCGTGGCAACTTTATCAATACCATTTTAGAAAAAGAATTTGAAGGCATTAAAATAATAATTGGCGAACATTGCAAAATGACGATTAATGATTTAATCAATATCAAAGAAGCCGCTGATGGAACAAAGAACAAAGAAATGGAAACTGATGCAAAAACTAAAGTTCGCTATCAGAAATGGGGACATTACAGCGACCTTCTCGACTATCTAATTTGTTATGCTTTCCAAAACGAATACGCCACCTATCAACGTGGCGGCACTTCCACTGCCTTCACATTAGGCAGGAACGTTGCAAAGAACTCCTACAAATAATATTGTTGTGCTAAATAGGTGTTGAATAATTGCGCTTTTTGTAATGTTGCAAAATGTATCTTCGCCTTTACGATTATCAGCCTTTAATCAATGCCGATAACTTGCAACAAGTTATTTCGGCAAATGATTCATTGCGTATTTTAGCGGAAAAAGCAGCGCAGGAAGAAGCGTATTCATTTCTCAATACCAAGTTCGATTTAACTCGTGAATTGACTGATACCAACCCATTCAGCTATATCAAAACCTACACAGGTGGCGATAGAGTGGAGTTGAATTATGCGGCTTATGATGCAACAAAAACATACGCTTTAAATTCACTGGTGATAGTTCCAAATGCAACGGCTTCACTTCCCGGTACAGCATACATTTGCACAACTGCAATAGTTACACCCGAAGCATTCAACCCAGCGCATTGGGGTTTATTGGGCAACCAATACGACTTATTTTTTGTAACCTATCCTTCCCCATACTTTGATGCTTACCATGTGTACGCCAAGGGTGATTACATTTTTTACAAAGGCAAAACGTATCAATGCCAAATTGCAACGATACTGCCAACGCAACAAGACCAGTTGAATTGGATTGAAACCAATAATTCAACTACTCCAAATGTTTTTCCTGATGATGCAACCAACGGCGTTAAATATTGGGGTGTGGGCACACCGTATTTATTTAGTGGTGATTTGCCAACAGATACAACGAAATGGACTCTTGGCGATAATCGTTCGCAATCATTGGTGGAAGCCATGGTAAATATTACATTGTATCGTTTGCATAGCAGAATTGCACCGAGAAATATACCTGAATTAAGAATTACCAATTACAAAGGCATTCAAGAAGATAGAGTAATTGATAAAGATGCGATTTTGCGTTATCCGATTTATTCAGCATTGGGCTGGTTGCAGTCGTGCATTTATGGTGATATTGACCCGAAGTTACCATTGCAGCAACCAACGCATGGTACTCGTATTTTGTGGGGTTCAACAACAAAAGCAATAAACACCTACTAAAATGGATTCTAAAAAAGATGCGATTTACGATTTTGTTTATCAATTTTGGTTAGCGCATAGAATGAATTATGGGGCATTCGATGAATTAGAAATTATGGGTTTAATTACCTACATAAACATAAACTAATGGCACAGCCAAATTTAAGCATAACGAACCGATTAAAAGTTTCTGCATCTGCGATTATCGCAGGTGTGAAAAATGTATTTGTGCCACAGCAATTAATGCAAACAGGTGGCTTGGATAGCGGTTTGTATACACCGCATTATGTTACGCCAAACCCAAAGAACATTAGCAGCTACATTGCACCCGTACAATTTCAACGCCAACGCCCTGATATTCAAACGTGGAGGGATGCAGTAAATGAAGCTGAAAACGCATGGTATCCGCATCGGATTAAGATGCAGCGATTGTATATTGATACAATCCTAAACGGTCATGTGGCAGCTTGTATGGAAGCAAGACAAAATTTAACTTTGCTTCGACAATTCAAACTTTATAAAAACGGCGTTGAAATTGAAAAAGATACATTGTATAAATCTTTAGGCTCAAATTGGTTTTCGCAATTCGTTAAAAACACTTTAGATGCCCAGGCATTCGGTTATTCACTTATTCAAATTGGCGATATTGTGAACGGCAAAGTAAATTCAGTTAGCGAAGTTAAAAGATGGAATATAAGCCCTGACCGATTCAATGTTACTTCATTGGTGTATTCATTGAGTGGGCAACCATTTTTAGAGCCGCCATTTTCTGAATGGTGCGTATGGGTAAGCACTCCAACCGACATTGCACAAAGCCAAACAGGCTATGGCTACCTTTACAAAGTTGCGCCGTATGAAATTATGTTGCGAAACATTTTAAGCTTCAACGGCGATTATATTGAATTATTCGCAGCACCATTTCGCTATTTAAAAACTACAAAAACCGAAGATATAGAACGCCAACAGTTATCATCTATGTTGGCGCAAATGGGTAGTACAGGTTGGGGCATTGGTGATTTGAACGATGAATTAGAGTTTATCAATGCTAATGGTTCGGGCAGCGGCTGGCAAGGTTATGAAAATTTTGAAAAAAGATGTGAGGCGAAAATTTCAAAACTGATTTTAGGTCATGCGGATGCTTTGGATAGCACCGCAGGAAAGTTGGGCAACGACAACGGCGAAAGCCCAGCACAAAAGGCATTGCAAAACATTCAAATCTGCGATGGTAAGTTTGTGCAGAATATTTTGAATGAAGAGTTGTTTCCAAAATTAGCTGCAATCGGATTAGAGGACTTTTTAGGGCTTACTTTAGAATACACCAATGATGATGAACTCGCCGAACAAAGGCAACGTGAAGACAAAGCGAATTTAGAAACTGCAAATATTTTATTGGTTTTGAAAAATGCAGGGTTCACAGTTTCGCCTGAATATGTAAGTGAGCGTATGGGTATTGATTTGAAGTATTTAGAACAATCAGTAGTGCCAACAGATGATAGTAAGCAAGTGAGCAATGAAGTAATGAATAAGCTGAATGAGTTGTATGGACATAAACATTAATTATCTTTGCAAAAAATAATTAGCCATGAATATACAATCAGTTGCAAAAAATGGGTTCGCTTATTGTGAATATTTAGCTGATGAAGTTTCGCATGAAATTGCATTAGAAAGATTTAAGAATGATAATGACGTGAAAGAAGAAACAATTGTTAGTGAACGGATGAATACGGCTGCCAATATTTATTACATCAAAGCTGAAATGAAAGAGAATAAAGAAACCTATTAAAATGGATTTCAAAAAGAAAAAAGGTTATCCTGATGCAGCAATATTAGCGCAGCAAGTGTTTAGCGGAAAGGTTACGCCAAAGAATTTGCCATTAGATGTTTATGTTTTCAATGCCACACAATTAAAAAGTGCAAGTGAAAAGGCACTAAAAATAAAGTTCTCTGAAATTGATTACAAAACGCCAAACTTCAAACGCATTGAGGCTTGTCGTACAAACATTTGGAAGTTTAGCGCAGCGAAAACATTTCACCAAGTTGTGCAAATGAATGATGCACTTATTCAAGATAACAAAATCATTCCTTTCGCCGACTTCAAAGAAAAGGTTGCAGAAATAAACGACAAGTTCAATGATACGTGGCTTGAAACTGAATACAACACGGCATTCGGGCAATCGCAAATGATTGAGCAATGGGCAAGGTTTGAAGAACAAGCGGATATTTTACCTTACTTGCAATACATAACAAGTTCGGGTGAAGCCACTTGCGATATTTGTCAGCCATGCGATGGTGTAACGCTGCCAGTAGATGATGAGTTTTGGGATACTAACGGCGTTTTGCAGCATTTTAACTGCGAATGTTTGATTATTCAAGTGCCAGCAGATGAAGCGAAGGTAACGCCGCAACGTGAAGCCGATAGAATTAGCGAAGATGTGAACCCTTTGAAGCATGGAATGTTTATGAGCAATGCAGGGAAGTCAGGTATAATTTTCAACAAAGAAACGCCTTACTTTAACGTGCCGAAACAATACGAACAATTTGCTAAAACAAATTTTGGGCTGCCGATTCCGAAAAAGAATTAATTTTGCATGAGTACAAAAAACAAATTTGAGTTCGATAAAGTATTTGAGAAATTGCAGCAAATGAAACCGAAGTTGCCGCAAGAAATCGCTGCCATCGCTCAAAGTTCGTTCGTAAAGAATTTCAATACAGAAAGTTTTTTCGGTAAAAAGTGGAAAGAAGTTCAACGTAGGCAGGAAGGAACGAAAGCGTATAAATATCCGAAGAAAACAGGATTGAGCAGACGAAAAAAACAGATATTAGTAGGCAGAGGTAATTTAAAACGTGAGGTAAATAGTTCTATAAAAGAGCAAACGTGGGACTTGATAAAGTTAGGTGTTGATGTTTCTTCGTACAATAAAGGTGGGTACAATTATGCAAAAGCGCAAAATGAAGGAACTGCAAACATTCCACAACGTGAGTTCATGGGTAATTCACCAGTTTTAGATAAGAAAATAAAAGACAAAATCAGAAAATCAATCAGCGAAATTTTTAAATGACAAAAGGATTTTTCATAGCAATTCGCAATCAATTATTGACAAACACAAATTTAAAGTTTGTGCAGTTGTTCAATAATCAGTTGAAAGATTTGGAAGGCAAGGAAAATAATAGTTATTCATTTCCGCTTCCAGCTTGTTTTGTTGAATTTATCGCACCAGCACAAGTGCAACAATTAGGCGCAGGCGTTCAGCTATTCGAGCCGTTGATAGTTCGGCTTCACATTGTGCATGAGTTCTTAAATAACATTGATGATACAAATGGAATGCTCGAGCAAGATTTGGCAATATTAGATTTGAAGCAAACAGTTTATTCAACTATGCAAATCTTTGAACCACAATATGCCGTTATGTTTGTAAGAGTTGCAGAAAGCATCAATTACGACCATAACAACGTGGTTGAATTTATCCAAGATTATCAAACGAACCTAATTGACAATAGCCATAGCGATGCAACGCTTTCAACACCAAGCCCAGCACCGATTACATTAGTTCCAACATTTACAAAAGTTAATTCAATACCATGACACCACGACCAATAGCGACTATCCAGCAGCAAATGATTAGCTACGCTCAAACCAATTACGGCACGAGCGTAGGGCAACCATTTTACTATATCTTTCACGATAGCAACGGTAATGCAATCACACCAAGCCAAGCGAATTTATTTATTCTTATCACCTACATCGTTGCGGTTGCGATTTCATTATTTGAGCAAGTCATGTTTTTATTTCAAAATGAAATCGAAGCATTGGTTGCCACATCAGCAGCAGGCACAGCCCAATGGTTGCAAGCGCAATGTTTGGCATTTCAATATTCGGCAACAACGCCGCAGGTGGTACAATATAACACTACCACAAACACAATCGCTTATCCTGTTGTAAATACTTCGCTGCAAATTATTAAGCAATGCGCTATACAAAGCAACATTAACAACGTGGTCTTAATAAAAGTAAATACAGCATCAGCAGGGGTTTTGAGTTCGCCACAATTAACAGCATTTCAATCGTACATCAATCAAATTGTTTTCGCAGGCACACAATACAACGTAATTTCAGCTTTGCCCGATTATTTAATGGTTGGGGTGCAAGTGTATTATAATGGGCAATATACGCCAACGATTACAACAACAGTTCCAGCAGCAATAAATAACTATTTGGCTAATCTGCCTTACAATGGAAATGTAGACTTAACTGCATTAGAAGAAGCTATTACAGCGGTGCAGGGAGTGAATGATGTGGTATTTACGCAGGTTGAAATTAGAGCCAACGGAGTTTCGGTAGGCAACGCCACGAAAATGGTAAATGCTTCAACAACATTAATTCCTTACATCGCTACTTATGCTGGCACCGCAATAATTGATACAGCAACGGGCAGAACTTTAACCGATACAGTAAGCTACATTCCACAATAACGCAATGGACTATAATATATTTTACCCAATAGTTACACAAAACCTATTGCCCGTCAGCAAGCGCAAAACGGGCTTTTTGGCATTGTTTGATAGTTTATTTCATCAAACGCTTTCTGTATGGCAGAACATTTGGGCAAATGATTATTTACGAGGAGTTGATATTTCAAACGCATGGAATAGTAGCAGCACCTACAATCAATTCAATGTAGTAGTAGGCGCAGATAACCAAGTGTATCAATCGTTAGTTGACTCGAATACTAACAACAATCCAACTTCAACGACTGGATATTGGTGGTTAATCGAAACAAACTTTGTCGGTGTTTACGAACGATGCGCCTACAATGCGCAGATATTAACCTTTGAATATGCTTTGAATAAATGGTTTCGCACTACATTTAGGCAGCCGCCATCATTATCGGATATTTACATCGTAAACAATATTATTACACCAACCGTATTTATTGTTGGCGGTTTGGAAAGCAATTCATCAACAAGTTATTTTTACAACTTTCTGAATTATCAATACGTAATTGATAGCTACACATTCACACAGTACAAGTTCACTATTTGGATTCCTGTTGCCGTTTGGACTGCATTAGGAAGCAATGCAACCGACAGAAATAATAAAGTCCGTATTTTTGCGGATAAATACAATGTAATTGGAAATATTTACAACATTCAAACATATTAAAACATGAAAAAAATAGATGAAAGCGCAATTAGCGCAACAGTAGGAATGCCAATAAAATCGGGTGTTTTACAATTTCTACAATCGGAAAGTCAAGACGCAACAGAATTGCTAATGGATATTTTATTAGGGCGAACTAATGGATACCCCGATACAGCTAACACACCTTATATTTTACAAGGGCTACAAAATAGCACTTCGGGCAGCGGCGTATTCACTTCCGATGCAGGGTTTATAAAATACAACGGCGAACTATTCTATGTGCCCAATTCAAGTTTTACACCAACAAACCACCCTGTTGTTGTATTGGTAACTTCATTCAATAATACAGGAGCAAATTCTGACCCCGTATTGTTTACAGATGGGACTTCCCGAAATGTTTTACAAACAAGAACCATGGCAGTTGTTGATGGCACAAGCGCAACAGCTGGGTACATTGCTGATTTATCTTCAATAACTGTAATCAACGAATTTAATGTTGTTAATGATATATCCAATACATCAATAGCCTATACTACATCAACTGTTTTTTCGACGATTATCATGCCAACGACGAATACTTATTCGCAGATATTAGTAACAGCTGTATTTGATAGTAATGACAGCACTCATGTACATTCGCTACAAATTTTAAAAAATGGTGTAGTAATTACAACGGGCGTAGGAACTGCTTATGTAACTTGTTCGGCAAATGGCGCAACAATGGTAAATGCGCAGGTTACAACAGTGATATACAGAAATGATGTTATCACCTGCAAAATAAATCCACATAGCGGATCTACTGTAAATATAGATAGCTATTGCGTTACTGTCATACAAATGAGAGCGCAATAACTATTGATGTACATTCAGGAAATCCATACAGCGATTTGATTGATGTGCAAACATTAATGCGCTGATTGAATCGGTTTAAGAACCAAATCTTTGCACTTAAACTCTTTACTTTTCCTCTCAAAAGGAGCGTTTAAAGCATTAACTTTTTGAACGCCTAAAGATTGAATGAAATTGCCGTAAAGTTGGCATTCATGCAGCTTTGGGCAGCGATACGCTTTATTGTCTTCATCGCAAAAACCTTTACAGAATTTCACTTTTTATCGGCTAATTTTTTCTGCATGGTTATTTGATTTTAGTTACAGTAATCGTTACGGCGTATGTTTCGTTTTCTTTGATAT